ATATTGTTTCTCAACCGCATTTTGATATCTAATAAATTCGGGCATCGCGTTTTTCCAATCTATTCCTAAATCTTTTGCTTTTTTTTCAAAATCTAATAAATTAGAATTAAAATTATTAGTTAAATTTTGTTGTTCTTGTATTAATGAAATAGCTTTTTTTAATTCACTCTTAGCGCCTGAAATTTGTTTTAATATAGTATTGTAATTTTTTTCTAAAGAATTATAAGCGCCTACAACTTCAACGTAATCCGATAATTCGATTTCGTGTTTACCTAGATTAGTTTCGCGGATTGCTTCGATTTTTCCTATTTTGTTTAGGATGTTGTTTAAGTTACTCATTTTATTTTATGTTTAATAGTTTTTTAAGTTCGTTTATCACTTCGTTGGCTTCGTGTTCTTCGGCGCTCATTTCAAATTTATCCGCAAAGTAACCTTCTATAGAAAAGCCTTTTATTTTGCCTGCTTTAACATCGTTCCAAACTTCGTCGTTATTTACCTTCATTGAAATCATCCAAGTACCTTTTGGTAAGTCGAATCCGTAAAGGTTTGATTTGTCCTTGTTTTCGTCTTCTATTATCCAACTTTCAACTACGCTTAAACCCTTTAACTTTTTTTCGTGTTCGTAGGTAGCGTTGTTTTGGTTTGAACGCATTAAAAATAATTCACTTGCTTTTCTAATCGTGTCCGAACTAAAATAAATATAGTATTCTTCGTTCTTACCGTTGCGTCGGTAAATTTGCTTATTCGGAACTAACGCCGCGCCCATTAAAATACGTTTTTCCGTGTCAACTTCTTTGAGTTCTATTTCGTGTTTATTTAACGCTATAAAGTTTTCTTCGATTGCAGGGGATTTTACAACGCTTACCGCGTCTATTCCGCTTTGTTCGTCGTTTTCGTCTATAATCAGTTCGATAATTCTCATAACTTATTAATTTAATTTTGGTTAAAGTGTTGCGTTTTGTACGCGGTTTCTATCTAAACTTTGGGCGCTGCTAACTTGCCCGCTAACTACGTAGGCTTGCGTAGGTTGTTGTTGTAATTGCGCTAATTGGTTTAACCCGTTATTACCCACAACATTAAACGAAGGCGCTTTCATACCACCACCGCCGCCGCCGACATCACCACCGCCCGTATCCCCGCCGCCTGTAACCGCGCCGCCTTCAAACTTTTGCGAAGCTATTTTACCTACTCCGATTAAACCACTTGCAACGGCAATACCCGCCGCGATACCACCACGAACGGGGGAACTTGGGTCGGGAATAGGTGTAAATTGCGAATAATAAGCCGAACGCGCACTTAGGAAGGTGTCTATTAACGCGCTGGCTATACTTGCCGCCTTTTTAACTTGGAAGGCTTTACGCGCTTGCTTTTCTCCTTTCTTACCAAACAACTCCGTAAGGTCTGAAATCATAGTTAACCCCGACTTTGCTAAATCCGCGTTGCGTTGTATAGCTGCCGTTTTTCTTGCCGCTTCTTCTTCTTCGTATTTTTTATCTATATCTGCTTTATCGCGTCCTTTGGCTTCGGCTATTGTTTTTTCTGCGTCCGCGTTGCCTTTTGCTAATCGCTCCATTTCCGCGTACTTTTCTTCTAGTAAATAAAGTTCACGGGCTTGGTCGCTTAAACTTGCTTGGTAGTTTTGTTCTTCTAAAGATTCAACTTGGTTTAAAAAATCTTCTTGCCGTTTCTTTTCGTCTTCCTTCATTTTCTTTTGAAAATCTTCCGTACGTTTTAATACTTCGGCGTTGTGCTTGTCGTCGATTGCTAACAAGTCTTTGTTCAAAATGTCTTTAGCTCCTAAAAGTATTGCGCGTTCTTGCTCCGTTAGTTTAGTTTCCGCGTTTATTCTTAATTCTTCTACCGCTTTGTTATATTGTTCGCGGCTTATTTTACCGTCTGCAAATTGTTTATCTAACGCGGCTTGTTCTTCCTGAGTACGTTCTTTTAAAAAGTTGTCGCGATAGTCGTTAAACGCGTCTTGTCGAAGCGCCTTTTCTTTGTCTATTCCGTCTTCCATTAACGCAAGTTTTTGGTTTTCGGCTTCTTCTGCTAACTTCGCTTGGTCTTCGTTTTGTTTCTTTAGGTTATCTATATATGATTTGCGGTTTTGGTCTGCGGCTTGTTTAGCTTTATCCCCCGCTGCCTTAGCCTTGTCCGCCATTTCCTTTTGGTGTGCGGCTTCCATTAATTTAATGGCTTGGTTCGTGTCTACGTTGTCTTTGTATTGCTCGTCCATTATTTTACGAACTCCTTCCGCTCGTTTTTTTAACGCTTTATACCTATCCGAATCTTGGTCTTCTGTTGCTAATAATAAATCTATTTCGGCTTGGATTGCCTTCATTTTAGCTTTTTGTACTTCTAAATAAATTCGCCCACTTGCAAGGTGCGATTTTGATTTAGATAACTCCATTTCGTAGGTTGCTTTTCCCGAAGCCTTCGCTAAATCTATTTCGCGTTGCGCTTTTAAATCGTTTTGGGTTTGTTCTTTTTTAATTGCCGCTGCTCGTTTATCCGCAGATTTTACAACGGCTTCCGTGTGCGCTTCGGCGTTCTTTTTTAGTTTAGCGGTCTTTACATCGTCAACGAACCCCATTGCTTCGAGCGCTTTAACTACTCCGTAAATAATACCAATAAACGGAAACATTATCGCAATAGCTATCTTAACCCCCGTTCCTAATTTTTCGAACTTTTCACGCGCCCACATTACCGCGGCGGATACCTTGTCAAAGTTTGTAATAAGTAATACTAGTAATATAACGATAGCGCCTATTCCCGTAGCGATTAAAGCAATACGAAATAATTTCATTGAAGTGCTTGCTACGTTTGTCGAAACCGCTACGCCTGTTTGAGCCGTTGCCAAACCCGTTGAAGCAACCGCCTGCGCTCCCGTTGTAACTGCGCTCGCTTTATCGACTGCCGAACCCGCCGCCGTTGCCGCGTTCTTTTTAAAGATTTGTAAATAAACGTCTTTAATATTTGCGCCTAATTGCTTAAATGAATCTTTGGCTTCCATTACCCCCTGTAAACCTTGGGAAAACGCCATAGCGCTTTGAACGCGTAACATAGCCTGTTGAACTCCTTCGCTTTCAATACCGAGTAAACCTAACCCGCCTTCAACCGCTTGGAATCCGTCTAGAACCCCGCCAAAAGATTTCGTTAATGAATCAAATTTAGCGTCGGGGTTAAAGGAAGAAACTAAATCGTTAGTAAATCCGATTTGGTCTTTTAAATCCGCGGCGCTTTTTGCTGCTTTTATAGCTTCGTCGCTCGTTTCTCCGTATGCGGCACTTACCTTTTGTAATTCCGCAACCGCATCTTTATATTGAGACTTTAAAGATTTTACGTTGTCTACTATTTCAAGTTCAATTGTTCGTTTTTCCGACATTTCTATTTAGTTTTTTTATATATAACTCGCGTAGCATTTGTTTGTACGCTGGTTTAATTTTATCGTTTAGTTTGTATTTACCTTTTGCTATTTCAATATATTCGTGTTCGCCTAAGAATTCCGCAACTTGTAATAGTTGCACTATTTGATTTATATAACTCATCTCCTTATTATAATTATGTCTTGGTTTTGTTCGCTGCCGTCTTCTCCTTCAAAAGTTATTGTTATGTTTATTACATCGTTAAAACTTTCCGTTACTAATTGTCTGCCGTCTTCCGTTATTCTTAAATCCGCTTCTTCGGTTATTCGTTCTTCGTTTCCTATTACATCAGGAAGCGTAAACGTAACCCGTTGACTGCTTGTAATTGGCGCGGGTAAAATAACATCGGGGTTAGAACTTGAAAACGTGGCTTGTATTACGTTGCCTTTGTTTGGTGGTAAGTTAGGAAACGTAATCGGAACTCCTACAATTGGTACGGGTGGCGGCGGTGGCGAAGTAGGTGTATTTAGCGAAGTGTTAACAACTATCGCAGGAAGTACTGGCATAAAATCGTTAAGTAATTGAAACGTACTTTCCCCGCTTACTAGGTTCGTTTTCATTTCGTTAATTATATAACGTTTATCGCGAATAATTAAGCGGTCGTTTAAACGTAACCCTGTTAAAATTGAAACGGGTAAATTCGCCTTAATAGTTGTTAGCCTATTTTTTGGATTAAATAAGTTAGTCAAATAAGGAAAATAATACGTGGCGAATATACTTTGTTGAATCGGAGTAAGCCAATAAGAAGAAGTTTCAGGCGCAAAGTTTGTAGAATAATTTATCCCGTTATCCGTTAAATCCTGCCCGAACATTGTATAGTCGTTGGTTTGGAATAAACTACTTCCATCCGTAAAGTGTATATGGCTTGCGATATTTACCCCGCCATATTTGTAAAGTAAGCACGGCTTAGGAATGTAAGGCGCAAAGGAACTATCTAACGAATAGCCAACTTGTAAACCCGTTGGAGTTCCCGAATGCGTAAACTGATTAAATAAAAGATTCTCGAAAGGAACTTTAATAGTAAACTCCCCACCATCGTATGGGTATTGGTATTCCGTGTTTCCGTATTCCTTTAACCCCTGTTCAAAGAAGGCTTTATTCATTAACGAGTTAGATTGCTCAAACGCGAACCCTATTTTTTTGTAAAGTTTAACGCGGTCTATTCCTATTTCGTTTTTATCCGTAAACTCGGTTATATCTATTACCGCCCCTGCTCCGTACCAATCATCCAAAGGGACTATTTCGTAAGTTTTTGGCGCTGTGCTAAAACACGTTAAATTAAATTGTTTTAATATTCCTGTAATAAAATCGGTTACTTTCATTTGTGGCGCTAATTGCGCTAAGTCTGTAAAAGCCGAAAGGTTTAACGTAATATTTGAATATCGTATAAATTCAGTTGTTGGAGTTGGGTTCGCGGGGGTTATATATGTTATTTCGTATTGTATTTCCGAATCAAACGTTAAAGGAAAATTAGAACGTATGTAAAATTCATAAATATCATTTAACCCTTGAACATTTGTAACGTTAGCGAGCCCATAAATAGCCGTTCCCGTTCCCTGTGTTGTAGAAAATAACGCTCCGTTTCGGTAGGTGTCTATCCAATAAGTCGTACTAGGAGAACTTACCGAAGTAACGTCTAACAATATTACGTGATTCATCCACGTAGCGCCGTTAAAAAACGGAGTTGTAATTTGGTTTAACGAAGTATTAACGTAAAAATTAAGCGGGTAAGTTGGGGTAAAAAAACTTATTACAGTGTCGAAGTCAAGTTGTTTTGGTTGCCCGCTAAACTCAAAATTGTTTTTATTTTTATACCATAAATACGCCTGAGTAAAACGCGAATCGTTTAAAAACGCTCCCGTAAAAGTTACTCCGTATTGCAGCGCTATAATATCAAAAATAGATTTTACACGTACTGAAGGAAATAATTCACGGTAATCTATTGCGCCCGTGTTCGTATGTATATCGTTTGCAGTTCCACCCATAAAAGGAACTAGCCAGTTTGGAACGCTACTATTCGGCTGCGTACTTAAATACTCCCATATTCGATTAGAAGTTATGAGCGGGTAACATACATCGAAATCCGTTAGGTAATTTTGTACCCTATCAAAAACCTCGTTAAACGTGTAATCGTGGTTTATGGTTGTATAGTCAAGGTCGGTTAAAAGGTCTTCGCCTATTAAATCCTTTAACGTGGTTACGTCTCCGTAAAAAGTTATCGTATAATTATTTGGTTGTCCGTTTTTTAGTTGGCTCTTTTCCATTTGGATTTTACCCCTGCGGAAAAACGTACTATCTATTTCTATGTATCCTTCTAATCGTTCTTGGTAATTAATCGAACTATTTAAGGAGTTCTCGTAGAAGTATTGCCAAACCGCGTTATTATTTGCGCTTGCGGGAATCGTAAACGACTGCGAGAAATCCGTAAACGTTTTACTAATATCCTGTATATTTTGAATAGTAGAATTTACTTCAATAGATTCGTCGTTAAATAAATCTAGGCTCTTAGTTTCAAACTGCGTTTTTACAAATATGCGTACTTGCCTTTTCATTAGATAACGTTATTAATTAGGTCGGTACTTTGCTCGAATTCCAAAACGTAATTAATTGTTTTATTGTTTATATTCTTTTGTTTATCGAATTCTTTTGTTTTCATTTTAACGGGTTCGTTATTTAATAAAATTCGTTCGCTCAATAAAAGTTGTTGAATATTTGAGTTAAAAGATTCGTCTACCCACCCCGTATTAACTCGGTAGCTTATTGTACCGTTAGTATTAAACGCTTGTCGTTGGTTTAACTCCGTATTGTAAGCCCCAAATAAGCCCATTGTTTGCATTAAATTAAACTCCGTAGTATTCGTGCTTAAACTTTCGTAAGACGCTTTAAACATAAATTCACGCTGCCAAGCTCCGTACATATTTATAAAATCCAACGTAATTACATCGTACCTACATTCTTCTATTGGGTAAAAATTTGCTTCCCAAACAACCGTACTACCTACCAAAACTTCTACTTTGTTTCCTGTTAAAAAATAACTTGGATAAACTCGATAAAGGTTAAACACGTTGTCCGTAGTAACGGAATACGAATAAGTTAAACCCGTTTGAAATTGAGTGTACCTTATTGTTCTTCCCGACCTTAAATAAGCCGTAAACGTACCCGCTCGTTCTAATTGATTAACTGCGGGGTTATTATTTGTGTCAACCCAATAGTAATAATCTTTTGGGTCTAAGTGTACGGGCATAACGCCAACGTGTAAAGGGTTGAACCCTTGCGAGTAATAACCGAAGCCGTCAAACGCCCAATAGGTCGTCGTGTCTAATAAAACGTAGGTACTTAAAACTAACTTATAACGCTTTACATCTACTTTAATATAGTTGTCTATATTCCATACCCCCGAATCGGTTGAATAGTTTTGAGAAACGGTTTCGTGTTTAATTTGCTCCATTAAATACGGAGAAATATTATATAGGTTTTGAACGTTGTTACTCGAGGGGATTAATTTTTGTAAAGTATATTCAGGAAAAAACGAAGGGGCGTTTCCGTTCCTGTATATAAATAATTCTATTTTACTTCCTGATTGCCCTACTTCGTTAACCTCAATTAAAAACGGGCTTCGTGCAAATATTCTATTTATCGGCATAACTGTTAAAATTTTCTTTCATTATAGTGTCAAATAGCTCTTCGGATTCCAACCCGTAGGCGTCTATTAATTCAGTTGGTAAATTATTAAATGCTTCTTCAAAAGGTTTTGTAAACCATAAACTAGGTTTAATCCCGTTGACAAATATATAACGTGACATAGCAAATTGTAAAGATTTTCTAGACAAGAATTGCCCGCCTTTATTTCGTGGCGCTATTCCTTTTCGTACTATCCATTTGTCGAACGCCTTCGGGGGTGGCGCTTTGGTAGTGTACCTAAATTCCGTGTTATATTTCTTCCGTGTTCCGCTAACTCCTTTATCTTGGTAAAATCCGTATTCCGCCATTTCAAAAAAGAAACGAATTGAATTCGGCATTACCTTTACTTCAGCGCTTAAACTTTTACTTAAATTACCCGTGCTTTTTTTCTTGCGTAAGTTTGATTGGCTATGTTTAATTACATAGTCTCGAAATTCTTCTAAGGCTTTTTGTTGAAGTTCTTTATCCACCTTAACAACGTGTCATATCGTTTGGAAAATCTACGTCAAAGGTCATCCCCCAACCTGCTAAGTAATTTTCAAAGCGTTCTATAAATGGTTCGCACGTTGGCGCTCCGTTTAACTGGTAAAGGTTATCCCATATATTCCCGTGTTTAAGCATTTCAAACGCTCGGTTTAATATTGCAAGTTGCGTATTCAAAACGTCTATTTCGTTATCCGCTGTTTCGAACGAGTCGGGCGCTTCTTCTTTTCGTTGGCTTACGTTATCCATAGCCATTAAAGTAACGTTAGCGGTCATTACGTTATCGTTAAAAGTAACCTGATTAACCATTATGTGAACCAAAGGAAATATAGTTTGCTTACCTAAATCCACGTTAAAAATTGAACCTTGGGAAACGGTGTTAACCAACGCATCCGCGTTAAAGTGGGTTCTAAGTTCATCTAATAAAGAATAGTATCCGTTCATTTGTAGCTCTTTTTAATTTCCATTATTTCGATTTCGTTCTTTTCCTGTTCAAACGTTAAATAGGTGAGACATTTATATAACCCGTATTTAACAACTTCGTCGTACTTTGTAAGGTCTCCTTTAGCAAGTCCATAGATTGAGCTATACCACCCCCACTTTTTCCCGAATTGAGTTCGCGCGCTAAAGTCGCTTGTTCGTTCTTGCTCATCGCCTTTAACTGCGTCTCCAAATAGTTTAGGGTAGCGTTTAACAACTCGCTTCCTAAAGTCCAAAAAAAAACCGAAGCGGATATTGCTACGTCCATTGGCGCGTACTTCATTAGTTCCGCGTATTCGCTTGCTCCTGTGTATTCGATTATTTCGTATTTATCTTTATTCCGTATTTTAATAGGTCGGTACATTACCGCCATTGCTTTGTGGAAATCGTCCCACTTCGCTAAGTAATTATCTAAGTCTACGTATTCCCCAAAACTAATATTTTCTAGGTCGGTAATAAACCCGAATTCAATTTCGCCAATCTTAAACGTTGGTTTAAAAGTTGGTTTTTCTGCGAATATATTTGTAAAGTGTAGTATTAATTCGTTAACGCTTATTAGTTTCATTTTAACAACGTCCTTTAATTGAATACCACAAAATATTTCAATCATTTTTTGAGCTATAAATTCTTCGTCGTTGGAACTTTGTTGCAACTTCAGAAACTTTTGATAGTTAACTAAAGGTATTTCGTTAATTGAACTTGGAACGTTTATTTCTAACTTCATATTTATTAAACTATTTATTCGTGTTTTTGTAATTCACAACGTGTTCGTGTGCCTTAATTAACATATCAAAGTGAGCGGTAAACCTTTGCATATTGTTAAATACAATCTTAACTCGTTTGCCTGTTCGTTCGTGTATATATTGCTCAACTCGAGTAATCATTACTTGCATATCGTTCGTACTATCGTATTGCATACCTTCCGTAGTTTGAGCCTATCCCTAGGGTTTCCATTTCGTGATAACGAAAAGCGTCGATAGCGTGGTTATTAAAATCAATAGGCTTGTTTAGTCGGTTGCCTTGTTTGTCGGTATCCCAAACATACGCGCGTAATTCTTTAATCAAATTACCGCTGTTCGAAGTAACTAAGTATTCGTTACGCTGCATAACATCTATTCCGTAGTTTATTGAATCCTTACCTTTGGTTACTCCTTTAATCGTTATCCCGTGGCGTTTAATTTCGTCGATTGATTTGGGCTCGGAAGAATCCGCGTATACTATTACGTGTTTAGGTAGAAGTTTCGCGATATCGCTATTTAGTAATCCTGTTTGGTAGGCTACTTCGTTAACTATTCGTTGCCCGTTGTAATTGTATATTTCTATTATCGCGGTCGGGTCGTTCGTATATCCAAAGTCTAGTCCTATTCCGATTAACTTTGCTTCCTGTGGTATCGTGTCAATAGTTTTCCAATTTGAGAACACTACCCCTTCGAGCATTCCTAATTGACCTTCTCCGTAAACCTTCCACCAGTTAGCCCAATAAGAACTTGTCTTAGCCTTCTCTTTGTTCTTTTCGATTTGGTCTATAATTGATTGGTCTAAGGCTTCGTTATCTTTGTAAGTTAAAATAAGAAAGTCCGAATCGGGTTCGTTCTTTAATTCTTTGTGTACCCAAAATTCGTTAGCGGGGTTGAAATCTAAATAAACTTCCTTCCGTGTTCGTATAGCCAACTCATTATAAGAATCAAAGGTAACGTTATTACATTCGTTTATATAAAGAATATCGCGCCTTGCTCCACGTAGTTTACTCGAATCATCTGCGGAAAAGAATTCTATTACCGAACCATTTGCGAACTCATAACGGAGTAACGACTTATTAAACCTGTCTTCAAAGAATCTACCCGTCCACTTCATTATCTTTAGGAAGTCCTTTAATGCGCCCCTTCTTAAATGCGGTATCGTTTCCGCTACTACGCTTATTTCTATTCCTTCGTGTCGCGCTGCCTTGTCAATTAATACAGGAATAATCCCAAACGTCTTACCCGCCGAAGTTCCACCTTGAATAATCTTAACACGTTTTTTAAGACTCAGTATTTTGTTTATCGCCGTCGTTTTCCGAAACATCGGTAAATAGTGGTTGTTCTACGTTTGTAATTTCTTTCTTTTCGACTAGGTTGTTTAATCGTGCGGTTATGCTTGAATTATAGATTCCCGCCATACCCCCGCCGATTTGGTCGGTGCGTACTTCCTTACGTATGCGCGTAATGATAGTTGAAAAGCGTTTATATCTATTATTCGAATTCGCAAAATAATTAGATAGGTCTTGAATTATTCCTAAGTCTGCGCAATAACATTCGAAGCCTTCTATGGTTAAAGGTCGTTCGAGTTCGCTATATTCGCTTCTACCTTCCTTACCTACAAAAGTATGTTTTAAGATAGGGTTGTTTTTTACTTGGCTTTTATAATCCCTAAATAATTCCCAAAGGTGTTCGGGGCTATCTATTTTATTTGGTCTTCCCATTGGTTTCGTGTTTTGATAGTTTAGATTCTTCAAACGTAGACGAACAAACTGCTAAACGTTGGTCGGTTTCGGGAAATTCTTTTACCATTGTTTCGTCCGACATACAACGCATAACGAATTCTTTTTTATTCTCCTTCGGTGTTGGCTTCGGTAGTGGCATCTTTTTCTTCTTTATATACTGCGTAAAGTTGATTTAATTTATTAACTACTTCCCTTAGACACGAAGGGCACGAAGTAGGTTGCATTTTTTCGCGCATTACTCGGTTATAAATCTTTAGTAGTTCAATTTGGGTACTTGGAATAACCGTACCCGTACCGCTGTTATAAAATTTATCTAGGTAGGTGTATTCGTCTTCCGTTAAACATTCGGGTTTCTTGTACCTAAAAAGTTCGTTTAATTTTTTCTTACGTTCGTCGCATCCGCAGTCTTCGCCCATTACCCATTTTGCTACTTTTGCAATCCCAGTAGCTTCTAAAATGTTTTCTACCGTGTCGCCTAATCCTTCCGCTTGTTTTTTTCTTGGTCTTCCCATTTTATTTTTTTTTAAAGTTATCTAATAAATAAAAGTTTACATTTTTTAATCTTGCATAATCGTCATTATAATCTATTGGCATATCTTCTTTTATTTCCTGAATTACAATAGAATGTTTTAAATTATGCTTTGATATTAACTCATCATTTCTGCCTCCGTAACTTGCCGTTAAAACTAAATTTTCAGGAATATCGTTTATTCTTTTAACCCAATATATAAGGCTTTTAGTATACGCCCAAAATTCAATATTTGGGTTTTCTTTTGCTATTTCCAACCACATATCGAAATACGACTGATTAAAAAAATCCCCACTCGCGTGAATCCTAACCGCCTTACAATCTTTAGGTAAAATAGGCTTATTTCCTTCCAAAACGTATTCGTAATTATTCCAACGGTGGTTCCTTACCGCAGGAAATCTTTCGGGACTTGCCGCATAACATTTGTAAGCGTTTGATTTGTTTTCAAATTTACCTGTTTCTTTATTTACTTTTACAAGACATTCCAAAGCAAAAGGACAAGTATGCCCCGTAGGTAGATTCCATTCGTAAACCGTTCCCGTGTAATATTTAATATTTTTTACAAATTTCATAATCTATTTAATTAATTCGTAATCTTCGTTTTTGTAGTCTTCGTAGTCCTCTTTAAATTTCGCCTTTATTTTGCTTTTGCAGTTTTTTAACGTGTTGAAAATAGAACTAGAACTTATTGTGGTTTCTTTTGCTATATCCCGTATGCTTAAATCCGTGTCTTTGTAGATTGTGAATAATTGTTTATCATACCAGTGCCAACTATCCACTTCTTCGTGTATCTTACTAAGTAATGCTGAAAAAGATTCTTCTTTAGTTAGGTTGGTGGGTTCGTCTTTTAATACGGCTAACTCGTTTAGGCTTACCATTGCATTCTTCTTTTCGCTTTTAATATGTAATAGGTAAAGATTGCGTAACACAAAATACATAAAACCTTTATTAATTTGCCCATCTTGAATAATGTTTTCAGGTTTACAATATTTGTGTAATCTTAGGTAAGATTCCTGTACTATGTCCTCAGCGAAAAAGTCTTCGCCGAAACTTTGAACGAGTTTAACCCATTCTTTGTGGTCTTTTGCTACTATTTTAAGCCATTCCATTTGCTTAGTTTGTCGTCAAATATAATAATTAAATTCTAAACATAACAATTCACAAAAAACCCCACTTTTTACGGCGGGGTATTTCTTTACTTAAAACCTTTTTGCGTTCGGTACACGTACTCGTCTAAAGTTCTTAACGTTTTTATGCTTACCAGTGCGCCACTTAAAAAGCGGTCTATTGTGTACTGGTGCATTTTTAAACCTTTGGACTTTATTTCCTTTACAACTTGGTTTCGTGTTTTCGTAAGTAGAATTTCTTTTAACTCCTTCCGTAAACTGTTATCGTCGATAAACATAATTAAAAGGGTAAATTGTCTTTTTCAATTATTTGCGTGTGAACTTGTTTCGGGGTTTCGTTCACGTAAGGCTCGCCAAATGAACACGAAAAATACTTTAACCCTTTACTAGATTCTTTAACCCAAAGGGCTATTTCCATTTCTTTGCCGTTTACGTTTACCTTACCTCGGTAATCAGGTTGGTTGCCTTGTTTTTTGTCGTTCTTAAAAATTGCTCCCGTGTTTACTTTTGTTTCCATATTACTTAATTAAATTTATTACTATTATTACTCCCGTTACATATCCAAAGGCTAACGAGAAAGCCATTTTAATTCGTTCGTTCCAATTTTCCGAGTCAACCATATACCCTGAGAAAGGTAAACCGAGAAACGGACTAATAAAAGCAAAGAATAGCATTCCTAACGTGTTTGCTTCCGAAACGTATCTAATGTAAAACGTTGAACATATTTCGATTATTAACGCGCTTAAAAAGATTATTCCGTACTTCATTTGTCTAGGTTTATTTCGTGCCCTTCTAAACTTCTAAATAGGAAGTCTTCTATCTTTTCCACTATATCATATTGGTTTTCTTTTAACTCCGCATACTTTCGTAAGCTACGGAGTTCCTGTTTAAGTTCCCAAAGAACGTTTAACATAGCCGTACCTTTGTTCGCGCAATAAAATTCCGCTTCGTCTTCGGGTAGGTTAAATTCAAGTGTTGCCTTCATATTTCCTTTTTTAGTTTTTCAATGTATAACGTTGCGTCCATTAATTCTTCCTGTAAATGGTTTAACCACCCTAATAAATCAACGTCTTTTCTATCTAAATTCGTTCCGTATTTTCGTATCCCGCGTTTACTCCGTTCGTGGTACTTTGTCATTACTGCCATTAATACCGTGTCTTCGTGTTTTGCTTCGTTTTCGTGTGTTATATTCATATTGCTTTCATTAATAGGTTATAGTATTCGCGGCATAGCTCCACGCGTTCTTTAATTGCTTCTATTACTTGTTCGTCGCGTTGAATAAACCAATATTTAACCCTGCGGATATTTGGTATATGGCTAAATTTGTGCTTAGATTCTATTTCGTTTCTTAGTTCCGTGTTTTCGTCGATTAGGTGTAATTTCCAATGCGCGCGCCTTACTTCGTCTTCTACCATTTCTAACGGGGTGTCGATTAAACAATACGCTAATACGGATTCCGTTTTGCCCGTTAACCACATATACCCTTGAAGTTGGTAAAAGTAATCTTTGTTTGGTATTTCAGTTTCAAAGAACGGAAACGTAGAAGCATCCCAACTACTTTTAACGTCTATTAATACTTCGTCCGTGTTTACATCGGGAGTTCCTGTTAACCATTCGTTATTAAAGTGTTCGTCGTTCTTGTAAATGAACTTGTAATTTAGTACCTCGTTAACTAAGGCTATCGACAGGTCTTCTACTTCGTTTCCTTTATCCGTGTAACGTGAACTAAATTCTTTTCGTATTCCGTACTTTTCTTCTAAGACAAGGTCTTGCACGTAGGTTTTTGCTGTTTGGCTTAGGACTTCCCCCGACTTGCGGGGGTTAGTCATTATCTTACCAATTTGAGAACATCGGACTTTCATACGTTTTCAAGTAATTTGGTTTGAGAATCAGTTAAGGCAAAATTTTGTATTAATTCTTCCTTAGTATATTTGCCGTCTGCAATCATTTCTAACGCCTTACCAAGTCTTTTATTATCAATGGTAGGTTTCTTCGGTTCTGGTTTTACTTGT